GTACCATTCCAAGGCGGATATGATGGGGCTCGTCCAAACTTACCTAAAAATTCTGGAGCAGATATTGCTGAGTCAAATACATTTGGATTTGATTGTTCGTCTGCAACATCAACTGGTACATTAACATATCGTAAAGCATTTAGTCTTCTTAGCAATACAGATTACTATGATATAAACATGTTGTTAACACCTGGTATCATAATGTCTAAACATGGTACGGTAGCAGCAGAAGCACGCCAATTGGCTGAAGATCGTCAAGATACATTCTATGTAATGGATTCAAATGCAATTGCCGATACAATCACAACAGTTAAAAGTACAGTTAGTGGTCTAGATAGCAACTATACAGCAACATATTATCCATGGGTTCGTATTACAAATCCAACAAAAAATGTTCCGGTATGGGTACCACCATCCGTTGTTATCCCAGGAGTATTAGCATTCACTGATGCAAATGCAGCACCGTGGTATGCACCGGCCGGTTTAAATAGAGGTGGTTTAACTAGTGTGTCTGATACATATTTTAACTTGTCACAAGCATCACGCGATAAATTGTATGATGAATGTCGTGTTAATCCTATTGCAAATTTTCCATCTAGTGGTGTTGTAGTTTGGGGTCAAAAAACATTGCAAGCTCGTGCATCTGCATTGGATCGTGTTAGTGTTAGAAGAATGTTAATTGCAGTTAAAAAATATATTGCATCTGCTACTAGATTTTTGGTATTTGAACAAAATACTGATGCAACTAGACGTAGATTCTTAAATATTGTTAATCCGTATTTATCGAGTGTACAAACTAAACAAGGTTTATACTTATTTAAAGTTGTAATGGATGGTACTAATAATACACCAGATTTAATCGATCGCAATATCATGTACGGACAATTGTTTTTACAACCAACAAGAACGGCTGAATTTATATTGTTAGATTTCAATATTCAACCAACTGGAGCATCTTTCCCTGAATAGTAATTTAAAATAAACACGTTAATTAGGTAGACAATTAGGTCTACCTTTTTAACATTACTCATATTTATATAAAAAAGGAAAAATTGATATGTCAAAAAATTTTCAATATAATAAAATACCTGACGATTACGGTAAGACATCAACAACTGACGATTCTAACTTACTAAAATTTGGTGAAGCCAATACCTTTACAGATGGCACTGGTACTGCTACACCACCTGCACTAGAAGTTTTAAGTAAAACAGACTTATTTGATAACGCGTACAATTGGGAACCAAAATATCAACATAGATTTGTAATGAGTTTTGCTGATGATGGTATTCCATCACATCTAATAAAAGCATCAGCAAAACCAACTATCGAAAATGGCGAAATTACGTTAGATCATATCAACGTTAAACGTAAACTTAAAGGCAAATCTATGTGGAATAGTATTGCTATTACAATATATGATGCAATTGTTCCATCTGCATCTCAAGCAGTAATGCAATGGATACGTTTACATCATGAATCTGCTACTGGTCGAGATGGATATTCTAGTCAATATAAAAAAGATATTCAATTACAGCAATTATCTGGCCTAGGTGAAGTAATTGAAGAATGGACATTATATGGTTGTTATTTACAAACAGTTAACTTTGGTAGTTTAGATTGGTCTGCAGAAGATGTAGTAACAATTGAAGCAACATTAAATTATGATTATGCATTCTTAAGTTTCTAATCAAAATTAAAATACAATTAAAGGGTAGCATTAATTTGCTACCTTTTTTACAATCTAAATATTTATAATAAAGTTATAAGGAAACAATAGTATGACAAAAATGACAGATCGCCTAAGTGATTCAAACATCATCGAATTGGCAAAACGTAGTTATGAAAACAAAGAAAAAAGCAAATTACCATCATCGATTGTAAATTTAGCAAGTAAAGGATTTGTATATCCAAAATCACATCCATTCAGAAAAGGATATACTGAAATGCGTTATATGACTGCATATGATGAAGATATATTAACAAACACATCATATGCTAGAGAAAATGTTATTCTAGATAAACTATTAGAAGCATTGATATTAGATCCGGTTGATATTAACAGTATAGCAATTTGTGATAAAGAAATACTAGTAATAAATGCTAGAAATATGGGATATGGGCCAGATTATCCAATTTCAGTATTTGATACTAACACAAATACAATTATAGAAAAAACATTAAATTTAAATGAAATTAAAACATCAAATTTTGATTTAGTATCAGATGATAATGGTGAATTTACATATGAATTTGAAAATGGTAAACAATTAAAATATCGTTTTTTATTACAACGAGATATAGTTAAAATCAGCGAATCAAATACAATCTCTGGATTTTTAGAACGAACTATAACCGAAGTTAATGGTAAACGAGATATTGATTCAATTAGATCTTTTATTAAAACTGAATTATCATTACGAGAATCAAAACAATTTAGAACATATGTAAATGATATAACACCTGAAGTTATTAAAGAAATGGAAATGCAAAGTGAGGACGGGAGCACTTTTACTGCTACCTTTCGATTTAACGCCGAACTTTTTTGGTTATAAACCAGCAGACTCCATAACATTACATGATCAACTATTCGAATTCATATGGATGAGTGATGGTAGATTTGATTGGAATACTGTATACCATATGCCAATTTTCATTAGAAATTTTTGGATTCGTAAATTAAATCATAAATTAGCAGAACGAGCTAGTCAGGGTAGTACTAGTACAAATAAAAAATCTATTGCGAAATCTCCGTTCTAAATATTTATTATAAAAAGAGTATACAATGAATACATATGATGATATAATTAATAAATTACGTAGATATCCATCGATTGGTATGGCTGAACCCGGAATATTCGATGAGGATGGTGAATTTCAGAAAGCATTAGATAACCTGGCAGGATATGTTCCTAATGTTAAAGCATTAGCTCTAGCAATTCGAGATTTAACTGATGAATCTAATAATCTATCATCTGGTCTAGAAAGTTTAAGTATATTACAAGCCGGCATGAATACTGAATTTTTAAAAGGTGTTAAAAGTGCTACATTTTTATTAGAACGAGAAAAGGACTTAGCCAAATCATTTGGTATAACAGCAAAAGCATCTGCATTATTATCTGCTCAATATAGTACAACAGCTGAAAAATTAGGCATATCTAATGAATTGATGAGCAAGTATCGACTTTCTATAAATAAGATATTGCCTGGTATGTCAACAAATATTTTAAAGTCAGGTGCATATGGCGAATCGTTAATTAGAACAAATGATTTATTGCAACAACATATTGGATTAACAGATGAGCAGACAAATGCATTAACATTAGCTGCTGCAGCAACTGGTACCGATTTAGAAACATCAGTAATAAATACACAAAAATTTGCAAAAGCATATGAAGATGCAACCGGCGAAGCTGGCGTATTTAAAGATCTAATGGAAGGTGTTGCTAATACTAGTATAGAACTTAGATCGGAATATTCTAGATTCCCGGGTAGTTTAGAAGTAGCAACACTTAAAGCTAGAAGATTAGGTATGAGTATGGCTGATATTGATAAATCAGCAACGAGTTTATTAGATATTGAATCGAGTGTCGGTAAAGAATTAGAATATCAATTAATATCAGGTAAACGATTAGTTGATGCACAAGGCAATAGTTTAACTAACAAATTGCGTGAAGCTAAGATATCAGGTAATGCTGAAGAACAAGCAAATGCAATGACTGAAATACTTACTACACAAAGTGATATAATAGAAAAAGGTAACTATTTGCAAAAACAAGCATTAGCTGAAGCAATGGGCATGACGACTGAACAACTAGTAGGTGCAAATGCAAATATGAAGTTGCAAGAGCAGATCTATCAAAAAATGAAAGATGCTAATAAGTTAAAAGGAGCTGATGGTCGAGTAATCAAAAGTTCGTTTGAGTTAACTACTGATGATTTAAAAGCTGGAATAGAAAAATTTGGCGAATCGATGTCTGATGTCGAGAAGGAAGCCGCAATTAAGGAATTAAAAAAGACCGAAAGCTTAATTACACCAGCACAACAACAAGTCGACTTATTAAGGCAAATTGCAGACAAAGGAATACGAGTAATTACTAGTAGAGGTGATTTAAGCCAGATATTAGACAATACCATTAAAGGTATATCGTCATCTAGAGATAACTTTGAAAAGGGTACTAAATATTTACAACAACCCCCAGCTGCATTCGGAAAATCACAAACAATATCAGGAATGGCAACTGGTATGGTTGAAGAAGTAAGCAAGTATGCAAAAGCTGTTTCTGGTAGTCCTATACTTACACCAGCAATAACTGCAGCTAAATTAGTAGTACAAACCGCTATCTCAACAGCACATGGTACTAAGGTAGAAGGCGAAGTTCCAGTTGCAGAAGTAAAAGATGATGCATTCATGATGCATGATGGTATAATAAAATTTGATGATCGTGATAAATTCACAATGATTGCATCGCCATATGGTGCTATGCATGAAAGTGTAGCAGATAAAATTACAGGCGGTAAAGGTGGGTCTAGCTTAGATGCAAATGTAATTGCCAAAGCAATACAACAAGGAATCCATGCAGGTTTAAGCAATGTATCATGGGCTGTTAATTTAGATCCAATGGCTGTCGATAAAGCTATTAAATTTAATAGCGGTAGATTAAATTCATAATATAAAAAGAGAATAATCATGGGACAAAATTTACCTAAGGATTTAGCAGGAGTATTATCTGGCTATACAAATGTTACAACATTGGGACCGCTAGCAACAAAAGCTGCATTAAATTTAACTGCATTATCTGGCATACCACAAGTAACACAAGTTGGAACTGCACTAGTATCAGCAAACGCAGGAGCTGGTGGCGCTCTAGCTGGTACACTATCTACATACACAACAAATCCATTTGAAAATTTAAATAAATTACCATGGACTTCATTTCAAGATTTCCGATCCAGAAATGGTTTTGGTTCTGGAGCTGCCGCATTCGCACGTCGACTTGATGGTACTTCTGCGATAACACGAGGTTCAAAAAAATCTATAGCATATCTAGCAGCATCAGTAATACCAGGGGGTGCTTATGTCGTATTTAATTTAGATGGTATTGGTAAAACTGGATATGGTTGGGGTTCACATGGTGCACCATATGCATTGCGTAACGATTTTACAGCTCAAAGTAATATTGCAACTACATGGATACCTGGTGAAGGGGAAAATCCTGGCGAATGGAAAGCAAAAACAAATCCATTAAACTTTGCAACACCATTTAGAGGTGATAGAGTCAATGCAGTTGATTTTCAACAAGGCAACTTAAATCGAATATATAAATGG